TAGTAAGGCCTTACTCTATGTAATAAAGTCCCTTATATCGAATATTTGGGACTCTATTACTTAGGTTTTAGTCTAAAGATCATTAAAAAGTGATCTTTTGAGTAACACCGTAAAAATAATTATAATAATATAAGGAAAAATAAAATGAAAGACATAACAATAAAAGCACAAAAACCTTTAACAGGTAAACCCCTAATAGCTCAACCTCTAATGGAGCCCTCTAATGATTAAAAAAACTTTATATAACATTGACGGGGAATTTCGTTATGACGGCGAAGTTCTTGACTTAGTTTATACTCTAGCTAATAAGATGATCAAGGAAAGCGAGAAGCAAGTTAAATATCTAAAGAAAAGTAGGTATACAGATATTGACGCGGTTTTGATCGGACAGGCTGACGGTAGATTATCGGCCAGTAAAGAGTTTTTAAAGCTATTAACAGATAACGAGGAGGACGATAATGCCTAATCCAAATAATAATAAACATTTTAACGATGAAGCTCTAAAGATTAATAGAACTTTAAAAAAAGAAAATGACGCTTTGAGTGAAATTGTAAATGAGTTTGAGGATTTTCTGTTAAACTATGATGTAGAAGAATTTCATACAGAAATAATAGATAAAATAAAAGATATGATAACTAACGTGAGGAGTAGAGATGGAAGATAAACCCCTAATAAATAGATTAATGGACGTTTACGAAAAACAGAAGTACACTTATTTTGTAACCGATGGACAAGGCAACACTATGGCCGAAGGCCTAGACGAACTATCGGCTAGAATATTTGCCTTGAAGGACTCTAGCTATTCTATAGGGCGTGATGAAGAACACGTAAGAGTGCTTGATGATACAACTATAAGTTATGAAAATAAAGATGTGTTATCCGAGGAAGATCTGAATGAGGTGTAAGTGTTGCGATAATGTTTTAAACGAATGGGAATCTAAGGCTAGAGAGTCTAAAGACAAAACGGTATTTGTAGAATTATGTAACATCTGCAGATACTACTCTAACCCTTATACTTGGCTAGATGATGACGAACTTCTAAATAAAGAAGATATCACCCTTGACTTAGATTGATCTATACATTAAAATATTACTAAGGATTCAAATTAAAGTGATAAACATTATGATTATTATTTTAATTTAAACTAAAGACTTAGGTTAGTCTAAAGACCGCTAATCTAAGTTAATTTTTTAGGTCTTTAAAAGGATAATACAATTATGATAACTACAGGTATAGCAAAGTACGTCTATCTAGACAGTACAGAAAAATTCAATGGTGAAGATACAGAAAAATATACTCTAACTGTTGCCCTTGATGATAAAGAAACTAAGGCTCTAGAGAAAGCAGGAGTCAAGGTCAGAACGATTAAGACTGAGGACGGTGGATCTTATAGAGCTAGAAAGTTTTCTACTCGTTATAAGTTAGATTTTGAAATGATCAAGACTGACGAAGGCGAGGCCATAGGTAGTGATTTCGGCCCAGAGAGCAAGGTAAGCATACTATGGAAAGCGGGTGCAGAACATCCTTCGCACGGCGTAGCAACATATTTGACTGCTATTAAGGTAACTGATCGAACTGAAGGTTATAAATCTGCTGACGATGAAACTAGTGATTTCTTTGGATAATTCTACTTTTGTAGAACATAAGCCCTGCCCTGCTTGTAGAGATACAGGTGGGGACAGAGCAGGTGATAATCTTTCTGTCTATTCTGATGGACACGGTTATTGTAATGCTTGCGGACACTATGAAAAAGGATTGTCTTCAAGCACCTATCAAAAAAAGGAACCAATAAAACCTATGCAAACTATAACGCCACGCGGTACAAGTGGATCGGCAATAAAAGACCGCAGAATAAGCTCTAACATTACATCTAAGTTTGGTGTAACTGTAAGTTTTGACAAAGGTGGTAAGATAGATAAACACTACTATCCATACTACGACTCTAAAGATTCAAATAACCTTATTGGTTATAAAGAGAGAACTGTCGCGACTAAAGAATTTCAGATCATTGGTACTAATAAAGGATCTGGATTATTTGGACAGAACGCTAACAGATCAGGCGGTAAGTATCTAACAATTTGTGAGGGTGAGCTAGACGCATTGTCTATAAGCGAAATGTTTGATGGTAAGTGGCCTGTAGTATCTTTAAAGAACGGATCTAATTCCGCTTCTAGAGATGTTAAAGATAATCTAGAATACATTGAGTCTTTTGATAATGTTGTTCTATGTTTTGATCAGGACACCGCAGGCTTTGAGGCTGTAAAGGCCGTACAGGATATTATATCTGTTGGTAAGCTGAAAGTTTGTAAGCTACCTATGAAGGATGCTAGTGATATGCTAGTTAATGGAAAGATCAAGGAGTTTACTAACGCTTGGTGGTCTGCTGAATCTTACACGCCTGCAGGAATTGTTAAAGGTCAAGATACTTGGGAACATTTATTAAAGGATGAAAACTTAGTAAACATTGACTATCCTTGGAATGGTCTAAACGCTTTAACCTATGGTTTCCGCGCTAAGGAATTAGTAACCATTACTAGTGGATCAGGTATGGGAAAGACAAGTGTTGTTAAGGAGCTAGAGGCTTACATACTTGATAAGACTGATGATAACCTAGCTATTATTCATTTAGAGGAATCTATAGAGCGTAGCGTTAAAGGTTTAATGTCTATTGAGGCTAATGCTCCGATACACATACCTCAGTTTGAGAAAAAGTTAAGCCTAGAAGATAAAAAAGCATTGTGGCAGAAGTCAGTAGGTGATAAGAATGTATTCTTTTATGACCACTTTGGTAGTATGTCGGAAGACTCATTACTTAATGTGATTAGAACTTATGCTAAATCTTTTGATTGTAGGTGGATAGTATTGGATCATCTATCTATTGTTGTAAGTGATCAAGATGGAATACTTGACGAGCGTAAAGCGATTGACGCAATTATGACCAAGCTAAGAAAAATAGTACAAGAAACTGGGGTAGGTTTATTTTTAATATCTCATTTAAAGAGGCCACAAGGTAAGGCACACGAAGAAGGTGGTCAGGTCAGCCTGTCAGAGCTTAGAGGATCAGCCGCGATTGCCCAATTGTCAGATATAGTAATAGGTTTAGAACGTAACCAACAAGCAGATGATCCTATCATTCGTAATCAAACTACATTACGAGTAATTAAAAATAGGTTCTCAGGTCTTACTGGTAAAGCGTGTAAACTTCAATACGATTCAGACACAGGGCGATTATCGGAGGTGATAGACGATGAAAGCATTTTTTGATATAGAAACTGATGGGCTAAACGCCACTAAAATACATTGCATTTGTGCGATGCTTGATGATGGTGAGCCTACTGTTTACAATTTTTTAGGAGGTAATTCTTATGGACTCTTTCGAGAATGGTTGGCATCAGAGAATGTCGAAACACTTATCGGACACAACATTATTGGCTTTGATGTTCCTATTTTGCGTAGGATTAGTGGGTTGGATTGGTCTTTTGGTATACGGGACACTCTCGTTCTTTCACGACTACATAACCCTAGCCTTGAAGGTGGGCACAGTCTAAGATCTTGGGGCCAGAGGCTTGGTAATTATAAAGATGATTATGATGGTGGATGGGAACACTACAGTACAGAAATGCTTGAGTATTGTAAGCAAGACGTTAGACTCACCAAGAATCTTTATGATCATCTTAGTAAGCAAGACGAGGTAGCAGTAGATATCGAACATAAAACTGCTGATATTATTAAGACACAAACCGATAACGGTATGATACTTAATGAGGAGCGAGCTTACGAACTGTTAGCCGAGATGAAGGAAAAGGTATTAGACATAGAGGACGAGGTACACAAAAGATTTGAGCCTTTACCTTTATGGATAAACTTACCTCACCCAAAAGATAAAATGAAGAATAAAGATGGCACTATATCTAAACGCTATCAGGCACAGTTAGATAAGGGTGCTCATTTTTATGATGAGTTAGATGCCGACGGAGACCCTGCTATAGCTAAGTGCGAAGTAAAGCAATGTGCTTGGGGATACTTTGAGTACCCTGACTTTAATCTAGGCTCACGTCAGCAGATAGCTAAGTATCTACAACATTTTGGGTGGAAGCCTAAAAAGTTTACTGATAAAGGTAATGTTATTGTTGATGAGAAGATACTTAAATCTGTGAGGATACCTGAAGCACAGTTGATTGTTGATTACCTTACTATTACTAAGCGTGTTGCTATGGTTAAAAGTTGGGTTGAGGCTATCAATGAAGACACAGGTAGAATACACGGAAGTGTCAATTCTTGTGGTGCGGTTACAGGACGTATGACACACTCTAAGCCTAACTGTGCTCAAGTCCCTGCGACTAGGCACGATAAGAAAACTGGTGAAATCCTTTGGGGTTTTGCAGGTGGCTATGGTGCTGACTGTCGTGACTTGTGGACTGTACCTAAAGGTTACAAGTTAGTGGGTTGTGATGCTAGTGGTTTAGAACTTAGAATGTTAGCTCACTATATGAATGATGATAAGTACACCAATGAGATACTTACTGGTGATATTCATACTGCTAATCAGAAGTCAGCAGGACTTCAAACTAGAGACCAAGCTAAGACTTTTATCTATGCGTTCTTATATGGTGCGGGTGATGCTAAGATTGGTGAAGTATCTAATGGTGGTGCAAGGCACGGACGTATGCTAAAGAAGAACTTTCTTGATAATACTCCTGCTTTAAAATTACTGCGTGAGAAGGTTACACAGTCTAGCGAGAAGGGTTGGGTAACTGGGTTAGATGGTCGTAAGCTACACATACGCTCTCAACATTCAGCACTTAATACTCTACTACAGAGTGCAGGTGCGGTTATAATGAAGAAAGCGTTGGTGCTATTGGATACATATGCTACACAGTACAAGATAGATTATAAGTTTGTACTAAATGTACACGATGAATTTCAATGTGAGGTCAGAGATGA